AACTGCTTTAATATCATCCCATTGAGAACTAGCGTCAGTAATATTTTGTTTAATTCTTTCATCAGATATAGAGCCAAATGAATTATCGTGATTGTTACAGTCTCCATCGGATAAAACTTGAAATCTTTCTCCTCCAGTGTCTAAACATCTTATAAATTTATCTCCGCTTCCGTCTGGTGCTCCTCCCGAATAATAAATTTGAATACCTAAAGGATTATCAGCATCACTGTGTCGCATTGAAATAACCCATTCAGAGTCAGTACCATTTTCAATTTTAAGAGCATTATCATGTGCAGAAGTAAAATTTATACCTACATGACCAGAAGAATCAATACTTATTCTTTCAGAATTATTAATTGCAAAACCCATACTATCATCACTATGGTCATAAGTAATACCACCAATAGCATCTGTATCAGCATCACTAAACATAATTTCAGCTTTAGTATTATTAGGAGTAAGAAAATTCATTCCTGTTCTACCACTACCTTCTATAATTAATTCATCATAGTTTGCTCCTACAGCACCAAGTCCACTATCGCCAGTTTTAATATGTAATCCACTACCTAAATCTTTAGAAGATAAACCAGAACTTGCAAAATAATCATCTGCTGCTCCACCAGCAGCTGCCCAAGTTAAACCTCCAGTATTACCAGATTGTTTAGAAAGAAATTGTCCATTACTTCCAGCATTACTAATTTGCATACGAGCTTCATCTATTGCTTCATCAGCAATTTTTGCTTGTGTTACTGCATCTGTTTGTATTTTAGCAGCACTAATGGTGTCATCTGATACTGTACCAATATCATTTACATTTCCAAGAACAAGAATAAAATTAATTACATCAGAACTAGCAAGGCTGCTTGAAAAAACAATAGTGTCATTAACTATTGTGAAAGCATCTTGCGGAGCTTGTACCACCCCATTCAAAGAAACAATACAATGATTAGCTGATTGAGGATATACAGCAACACCCCCTTGTCGAAGATTAAATGTGGCAGTTGCACTCGTACTTATTGAGTCCAATTTTAAAAAGTCGCCTGTCGTAGGGGTAGCTCCAATATAGGTCATTAATCTGCCTCCTCTATTGTATTACCATCTGCTACCCATTTTTGAATTTCTTGGTAGTCTGTGTTTGCTTCGTCTAAAGGTACATGGTGAACAATTTCATTTGTGTCTATCACATCATAATGGTCTAATACTGCTTCTTCTATTTTATTAACTTTTTTTACTGATTGTATATTCATTTATAACTCCGCTTCAAATTTCTGTGAGCTAGAAGTTGCCCTACCATTAGCCGCATCCATACTTACTGTAAGCATGGCACTACCTACTCCTATATTAGAAACACTACCACTTGATATAGTTCCTGCCCCAGCTCCATATACTACTGTTGCGCTAGGAGCTGCCCTCATAGTAGTAGGGAAATAAAAATTATTATATAAATACACACCACCATCTTGATAAACAGCTAAAGAAACCTCACTATCATTTTGTAAATAATATCTTTGACACCTTCTTAAATTTTCTCCATAACTTTCAAATTGAAAAGGAGGTAAAGTCGAAGAAGTAAAAGTACCAACCTCTAATTGTATTCCTGTAATTGCCCAGTCATTCGCTGTATTATCTCCAATATTTAAGTTACCACTAGCATTTGAGTCAGCACTAGCTATTGCTTCCCAAGCAGTAGGCATTGTGCCACTATCCCAATTACTTCCACTATCTAACCACCATTCTATTTTTAAAGATCTTCCATTATCATTACCAAATGATCCAGTTGTATCGGCAGCATAATTACATACCTTATGTTCCCATGTATTAGCCGAAGAAATTGTATAACTTGCTCCACACATTCTATCATTATCATTATCAACAAGATTAACTTGTCCTGTACCAGTCTTATTAGACTTAACCCAAAAAGCTAAAGTATATGTTTCAGCATTTGCAGTACCTTTTTTAAAACATTGAACATCTTGACCTTCTAAATAGGTAGTAAATATCTGTGTATCTCCTGAAGCTGGTGAAGCATCAGCAGTTGTACAATCCATTCTAAATGCTTTATTAAAACCAGCAGCAAAAGCATTGCCACTTGTTAAAGTTTCTTGTATAATAGTCCAAGTACCAAGACCAGACATTACATTTTTCATTCTATCGCAAGTATAAAAATCACTTCCAGTTTTTCCTGTTTCAGATGTACTTCTTTTCGAGATAGCCATATCGCCATTTATAATTATCGGTTTAGCATTAGGTCTAGCTTCATCTCCAAGAGTTGCATCTAAACCACCACTTGCTATTTTACTAAATGCCATTATGCGTCCTCTAATGTTTTAACTTTAGTTTCTAAAGTTTCAATTCTTGTTTGTGCTTCTTGTAATGCTTTAATTGCTTTCATATAAAGTATAGAATATTTAACATGTTTAACTTTAGCATTTACAGTTTTTACATCTCCTACTTCTTTTCCTTTTGGTAGCTCATCACCATCTTGATACAAAGTTCCAAAAGAACTATCGGATAAAATATCTGAACTAGAAGGTTCAATTTCTTTTACTAATTTGTTTATACCAGATGCTTCTAATTCTTGTGCTACTACTCCAAGTAAATCCCAAGCGTCGTCACCATATTGACGAATATCATCTTTCATTTTAAACTTACGAACTTTAACTGCTTTAATATCATCCCATTGAGAACTAGCGTCAGTAATATTTTGTTTAATTCTTTCATCAGATATAGAGCCAAATGAATTATCGTGATTGTTACAGTCTCCATCGGATAAAACTTGAAATCTTTCT